TTACACCTCTTTCAATTCAATACCTTCCATTACCGCTCTTGCATACAACATTGCAAGATAAACTTTCATTGCCTCTAATTGTATGTCATATATACTTCGTGTACTTTCAGGAGAAGTTATCAAACCTCGTTTATCCCAGCTGTCAACTGTCGCTTTAAGCTTTTTGTATCGCATTGACAGTTGATAATATTCATCTTGCAAATCTTTTTCATAATCTTTGCAAGTTTCTATTTGAACAGCCTCTTTCAAATTCATAGTTATTCCCCTTTCTTCCCCTCGAGTTCCGATGTCATTGTATCAAGCCACTTTTCAATGCCGTTTCGTAGTTTACTTGGTATCGGTAAACCGCATAGGCACATATTCTTGAGAATTGATATACTTTCATACATAATGTATAGCAAGCAGAAAAACTCGCAAATTCCTACTTGTGTAATGCCTATATATTTCAAAATTTCTTCAGGGACAAACGGTAGCATATTAAATCCTATCAGCTTGTCCAATACCGCCAAAAATACGACCGATATAATCATTGCGATTTTTCTTATTGCTCCGTCTATGCCAAAGCAACTGTTGAACTTTTTTTCTTTGATTGCCCTTAGTAACCCCAAAACTGTATCTAACATAATCGCAATAAATACGGTTTTAACGAATAGGTTACACGCCAATGTAACCCAAAATATATTGATTGTTTCCCAAATGTTCATTATGTTTCCTCCTTAAATAGCTGTTCTTTCTGTATTGGTAAAATCCATTAAAATTTTGATTGTACCATTTTCATATTCTGCACCTGTTACAACTTTCTTAGTTACAATACAAATAGCACTGTGTCCCCTTGCTAATCTGTGTGATAAAATGTATTTTGTTTCATCATTGTATTGCAAGCTCAAGTAATCTTGGGCAGTTTCACCCGATGTATCGTTTTTTATAAGGAACGGCTCATTTATGTACAATCCTGTTTCCGGTTGAATCAAACTACCTGGATAATTCGGATTTTCGCTAAGTGATTTTTTCACAAGTTTAATATCGTCCGAATTTACTAACCCTTGTATAAGTAAAGAGAAATTATCTAACATAGTGCTATTTGATGTATCGTCCAGTTTTTCTTGCACTTCTTGCGATAATTTTGCTGTTGTAACAGCCTCATCAGCTATATGAGCAGTATGTACCGAGCCATTTGACAATGTACCTGTATCACCTTTTTCACCCTTATCACCTTTTTCACCCTTTGCACCTGTATCACCTTTCAAGCCTTGCAGACCTTGTTCGCCTGTGTCGCCCTTAACACCTTGTATGCCTTGTGGTCCTCTTATCGTACCTTTGTATTGCCACTTTACGTCTTCACCGCTACCTGCTGTAGTAGACTGATAGATATAGCCATAATCGGTATTAAGGTACACATCACCCACTTTAACAAGAGGACAATCTGCATATGTATAGTTGATGTTTTCGGACGTACCGCTTAAAGCTGTGCCTGTATACCACAAGCTACCGTTCATATTTACATTTCCTTTGCCTGTGCCGACAAAAAACTCGTTTGTATCACTTGTGTATGCCGGCTCACCAAACGACAATGTTGGTAGTAACTTTCTCAGTCCACGTCTAAATTGAATTTTATTAGCCATTTTTTAACCCTCCATAATTTCTTTTTTGTCTTGCTCTGTTATATCTCCCGACTTGACGAATATGTCAAGGTGTTTCTCTTTGTAAATACCCATTTGATAGTATTTACGTATCAATGTTTTATTCACCGCCAACACCTGCCTTTAACTCTGCAATCTGTAACATCAGCATTGCGTTGATTTCGTCCTGTGACATTGTTTCGTCACCGTTCATAACAGACTGAACATATTGTTTCATATCCGACATACTGTCAAATGTTTTTGACTGTATCTGTGACAGCTGTTCTGCCGTAGGCTGTTCAAATGTGATGTCTGTATGCTGAATTTTTGCAATTTCTGTGTCCATATCAAAATCACCGTCAGTTTCAGCAAATTTATCATTGACAATCCTGCGTTTTATACGCAATATATCCCTATCGGCGTGTATTCCGTACACAGTGCCGTCAATTTCGACACCGTGTTCATAGAATTGTGCCTGCCCGTTTTTACTATAAAATTTGTACATAATAGCCTCCTTAACTCCACGATGTTATATTTCCTTCTGCAATACAAGTATCTGCAATTCTACCAAAAGATTTAGCACTTGTTACATTATTTTTGATTACTGTGTTACCATCGACATCTAAAAGATTAAACTCGTTATTGTCGGCTAATGATGATGAAGTAGAGAACGTGTTATTTAAGATTAATGTCTTACCAGTTGCACCTATCAATGAACAACTTCCTGTCGCAGGTATAGATGTGATAGACATATAATTATCTGATATAATAGAAGAATTACTACAATCAATGAATTGAACATATTCCCCATTAATGTATATCCCTGTAAATTGATTCCCAATTAGTCTACCTGAATTTGTCAAAAATGACTCATTTTCATTTTGATGTATTTGCATGAAGATATTGCCTATAATTTCGCCACCACAGCTAATACTACAATCTTCCATAGATCTGAAAATATTTCCCATAATACTTCCACCTAACGATATTAAACAATTATCGCAAGTTTCAATATAATTATATTGAAAGAAAATATTTGTCGCCGAAAGCATAAACCCTAAAAGCGGTTTGTTTTGTGTGAAATCTAAAAATTCATTCCCTATTATTTTTGCATAACGTGCAATGTAAATTTCTTTCGTTATTGCATTTCCTGGAGCACCCTCAAACCCATCTATAACATTATTAAAAAATAGTACTTTACCCAATTTAAATGTTGATACACCTATTTGATGCGTGCTAAATATAGTGACAAATGAACAGAACATAATGTTCGAGTCATCTTCAGCATATAATACTATTGGATTAATTGTATCAGATGTCACTGTTTTAGTATCTTCTACCAATGTTACATTTTTCATTGTCGCAAATTGTGATATGTGAAAAATATGCTGTTTTTCAGCAGGATTTGTGTTTTTAAAAATGAATTCATCACACATTGACCCATCTAGGGTCATACCACCTTTTAATGATATAACACATCCACCACTACTGTTCATCAATCCATAACCACGTATGGTATTTTCGTTTGTCAAAACACATTGTGTACCTACAGGATAGATAACACTATTGTATGGTGCGATGCTTATTGCCGCTTGTAACTTTAATTCGTCGTGGTCGCCGTCACACACGACAAATATTTGATTTTTTGTTTTCATCGACGCACCTGCCGCGGGGATTGGTGTATTGTCGTTTCCACCTACATATATTTCAGCCTCTGATTTGTCATCACTATATGCAATAGCTATTTCACCTTCCGAAAGTGTTAATCTATTTATATTGCTTTTCAAACCGTGCTTTGCTATAAATCTTGTTGCCATTCTATCAATCCTCCTTTCCTTAATACGTTCCACAATCAATGACCGATGTTACTTGTGCAGACAGTTCAAGCGGGTTAAAATCACCGCAATCAAAACTGTTTTCAGGTTCACTGTCAAAGTTACCGCCGTCAAGCTCTGTTCCTAACTGTTCCATACCGAATATACCACCGTCATATGATGTAATACCGATTGCTGTGTACAGATTTTGAAGTTCGTTTGTATACGCATATACTATTTCTTCGACAAAAGCCTTAAAATCAACATAGTCAAAGTATTTATCAAGGTCTTTCACCTTGTCCCATATTGCTACTCTATCTTCTGTGATAGTATCAAGTACATTCTTGTTACTGTGCTTGTGAGCTAGTGTTTGCAGTGTGTTCACCACATTTTCAAGCATTTCCCTTGTGTTTATTTCATCATCAAGTTTTGCGTTTGTATCGTCAATCTTGCCGTTTAACACGCTATCCATATCTTCAAGAGATTTTTGTATAATCTCAATTTCAGATTTGGTTATGTACTCTTTATCATTAACAAGTTGCGACACAAGTGTAGGAACGCTTAAAGCAAGCCTTAAACTCTCTTTTGAAATATCTTTTTTAAGTGATATTCCTGCTATTTGAGTTATTTTCAGAACATATTTATTAAGCAAGTCAGGTGTTTCAGAGCCGAAGTCTGTCTTTTGATAACATACATTACCCTTCATTTAACCACCCCCATTAATTTAAACGCACCCTTACACATAGATTACAAGGCTTTGTGTCCTTGTTTTCAAACTTCAACGCCGATACAGTCTTATTTACAACATAGTTTTCTTTGACTTCCGACCATAGTTCAGTCTCGCGTGGTTTTCTTGACATAGTTGCATATAAAGCAACGTCGTCACCGTCACATTGCCACCCTATATCGTTCACACCTCTCTTATTTGCCGATACAACAGGCATTTTAAGATATATTATCTTTCCCGCTCCGACTGTATCTTCATATACATAATCGAAGCCGGTTGTCATTCGTTCGAATTCTTCCATTTCTTCTGCGTTTGTTGGTTTGTTATACATTATTATTTATCCCCCTTTTAAACTCAACGTGCGCCATACCGCTTGCATAGTCGATAGTAAAGCTGTGTAGACTGTCCATAGGCAAGTCAACAACTCTGCCGGTTGTACAATCTTCACTTTCATATTCAATTTTTATATCTTTAAGATTTTGTTCTTCAACAATCATTCTCTTTACCTTTTGACATATCTCTATATCTATCGAGAATAACCAAGCTGTTGGTACTCTGTTTATAAACAACAGTGTTTCGTTTGGGTTTTTACACGTCACTGCGACGTTATCACCTATTCTAAATAACATATATTTTCCTCCTTAACTTGTACTTGTCGGTAAACCTATTACCGTACAATTCGAAAAATCCCAAGTGCCTTTGGGGTATGTCTTACTTCCAGTCGAACCTATAAAAGACGTTCCTACAGCTTTTATAGCAATACCAACACCCGTATCGTAAATCTGAAAAACTTCTTGTCCTTTGCCATTCGATACTCGCTTCAATGTCAAATCACCATAATTACCACTTGAATTACCAATAGTCACATACGCCCTTTTATCCTCATTATAAAATTTCGCCCCAACTATATCTGTACCTGTAATAGTTCCCTCTGTTATAAGGTCACCGCTCACCTTTACGCAACCGTTTAATATAAATCCGCCTGATATTTGAGTGAATGCAGAATTAATGCCGTTTTTTTCGTCATACTCTAACCAATCTTGTAAAATATCATTAAAATAATAATATTTGTTGTTATATTTGCAGAGTTTTTCTTTATCCAACGTTTTATCGCTTGCGGACGGTTTTTCTTTTACTGTAACAGCCTCTGACGTATTCATTTTTTCGAATGCAAGTGATTCAATCTTTTCTGCTGTTTGATTGAATTGTGTTTCCACACCTTTCTTTAGCTTTGAAACCCTTGTAGATATTCCGTCGGCAGTCATAGTGAACGTTGAAGATAATGTTTCTACTGAATTATCCGTGTATTCTTGACTTGATACTACTGACATTTCAATAGCTTGTGCCGTTTGCGATACAGTTGAATATTGACTTAGATTGTTTTCTAAGTCCTCATACGATACTTTGCTTTCTATCTTTTCAGCCGTTACACTGAATTGAGTATCATAGCCGTTTAATTTCTTTCGCAAAGTGGTTGCGAGGTTGCTTTCGTCTATGTTGTCTAAAGCGTCCTCTAATGTCCTTTTCAGCTTAACGTAATTGTCGTTTAATTCCGATACCGTTTCTCTAAGCTGTTTGTAATTCATATTGTTAATATCATCTTGATGATACAAATAACTCACCTCCCGGAGTAATGCCGAGTTCCATTTCATAGAAACGCACATAACCGTGTCCCTCAAAATGTAACTTGTAGCCATAATTAGCGGTCATTCGCGGTTTTAAGCGTATTGCTTGCATACCTTTCCGACCGTTACTGTCATATAGCAACTGCGATGTTTCAGGATTAAATTCTTCATTGTCGTACAGTGCATACACCTTGAAACGCCCCTCAATATACGCAAGCATTTGAAATTTTGCTATATGTTTGATATTTACTGTCTGATATGTGCTTGAAGATGATGATGTCAGTATGGTTGATAAGTCTGTTTCACAGCTCCAATCGTCCGTATATTTGTTCGTATCCATTTTGTATACAACACCGTCTTTGCATAACATATACATACCGTTTTTGTTATGTGCAAAGCCTAATACTTCACTATTAATCACTTGTTGCGACCATTGACCGACCATCGTGTCATACACAAACAGATACATTTCGCCTTGCCTGTCTGTACAATACAAGTAATAGTTTCTTCCGTCACTGCCCGATACAGCACTTTTGAACTCATCAATGCCAAGATTATAGCCAATCTCACGCGGCTGTGAGCCTGTATACACCTTGATTTCATCATCTGACGCAAATATCAGTTTGCCGTTTACCTCTTGTATGCTCCTGTTGTCAATAGACCCCTCCGCATACACGTCAACCAATCTGAACGGATTTTTACTGTTGTATATTTCGTGCATAAAGTCACGTTTAAAGCAAACAACGTGGTTGTCATACACTGTTATACCTGTAAAGTTACCGCCTGCTTTTGTGTTGGTTTGTGAGGCACTGCTCCACGCATTGCTTTCGTTACTTTCAGCTACGGTGTCTAAGTTCCAATTCGTATAGTCGTTATAGCCTGAAACGTGTACTCTATCCTCATCAACTCCGAAAAGTCGCGATAAATGCACTACTGCATACTTTAGATTAGGGAACGACGGCGAAACAGTTATTCCAAACCCACTTTTTCCGTCACCTATATCGCTACAAAATTGATAGGTTTGATTATTGTATGTGTTAAGCCAATAGCAACTCTTATTGCTCCCCTCAGGCGGTGCATAGTTTTCGGTAAATTCATAATACTTTGATACTTTCTTGCCGTTTTCAAGGTTTTTAATCAATTCGTATTTGTATTTATCGTCGCTATCCTTATCGGTGTTTTCGGTTCTTTTGTAATATGCTTTTGCCGTAACTTCTTTGTCGCTTATCTTTTCGTAATAATCGGTTATATTTGTACCGTATGCAATATCAGTTACTTCCTCATACTCATACGGTATTATCGTACCGTTATCATCAGCTTTTCTTACGTATAGTTTGGTTTGAACCGTACCTGTGCTATCAGAAACCTTTTCATAATAACTTGATATATTATCGCCTGTTTTCAGATTGCGAACTTTCACATATGTATAAGGGAACGAAGTGCCTGTTCGCTCGTAAAATGTTACATTTGTATTTGTTCCCAATGGTGCAGGCTCTCTTTGATATAAACCTTTGCCTTTTAACTTATCGCCTTGCTGTAACCAAGTGGCAACGGTGTATGTATAAGGTGAGTATTCGCCTTGCCTTTCGTAGTAATACACATCGCCACCGTCATATGTTGTTTCATTCGTATCTTCTATCGGCACATAACCGTCACGGAACACCTTATATTCCGTCTTTTTGTAACCGTCATTATACGTTTGTTTACTTGACTTTCTGTAACCGTCATTGTAATACTCGTCTTTTGTCTGAGTATATCCGTCGTTGTAGTATTTTTTTATTTCGACGTCCAAATTGCTTGTTTCAAAGTAGTTTGTGCCACCTGTCAAAGTAAATCTGCCTAACGCCCCATTCCAAACATAGTAAGTTTTTTTGCCACTACTTTCTTTTTGACAATACATAGCATCAATATCAGCATTGCCGTCCTCAACTGCCTGTTTGTCAAATGTAGTAGGGTCTTTGTCTGTATCTACAATCTTCATAAACATAGATACTTTGTCAGGAAACAGTATCAATTTCTTTACATATGTGCCACCAAGTACATCAACGGCATTTTCATATACATTGAATTGCACCATACTACGCTGTATCGCGTCAGTTTCTTCTGTCACGCCCTTTTTTATTAGACCTGTATATACTTTTGTGATTTGTCCTTTACTGTTTTTCCTGTCGCTCAAAACGAGATAATCAAGTTTTAATTCTGTATCGTCACGATAGATAACAACAAGGAAATCATCAAAACTGAATAGCGATATAGGGTGTTTGTATTCAAGTTCCATATCGGACAATATGTCTCCCCTGCTTTGCGACGGTGTTAAATAAGGTGCCTCGGCTGTAGAAATGTTGCATTCCATAGACAAAGCACCTGTATCTATAACTTGCCGTCTGTTTAAACCGCTCCAATTCAGCTTGGAAAGGCTATATTGCTTTAATGCCTGTGGTAATGGTACTTGTCCGAATTGTAATTCGTTTTGTTTCTTTGCCATATAACCCCTCCTTTATTGACCGAACTGTTGAGCTTTATCAGATAGCCACTGTTTGAAATTTTCAAGTAGAATATTGTAATTGTTGAGCCAATTTGACGCGGGACCGTACTCATTTTCAAGTGAATATGCTTCGCCTCTTAGCTTTGACTTTACCAATTCAATAAATTCTATCGGTATCATCACGTTACCGTCTTGTATTTCGTCATTTTCATTTACTTTTATCAATTTAGGCTTGATATGATAGATTAATTTAATAAAATTAGGCGTTTTTTGCATTTTAACAGCTAAATTATCGCCTTTTTTATAAAAACAATCGGGAAATACGAAACCGCTTGTTATACTCGTCTTTATTAATTGTGTTGTATCTGCATACACCGCATATATATCTTCAAACCGTATCGGTGCTTCATTATCCGAAACATCAAGGTTTGCAAGCTGTATAACATCCTCTTGCGGTTCAGTAATTATCAAGTCGTTCTGTTCTTTTATAATCGCACTGTATAACAGCCATTGCAGACTGTTCAGCCACGTTACATACGTCGAATTTGTGATAGGAAGTGCGACGTCCACTTCACTCTGTAATTCTGCTATTAACGCTTTTGCAGATATTCCACTGTCAAACACTTCTCTACCACCTCATTCGTCGTACACGTCTGTTATGTGCGTGATTTTTCCAATAATGCACATAGGCATTTCTTGATTTTCGTGTAAATTCTTGTTTGAATATACCTTGTTGGTCATAACCACAAAGGTATAAGATATTGTCCACGATTGCCGGAGTATAAAGCGGTAATACAACGTTTTCGTCCGATAAATCGTGTACCGGTGTAAAATGCACACCCTCTTTGAACAGTAAGTCGGGATATAATGCTTCAAGTTCTGCAACGGTGTCGTTAAAGAAATTAAAGAACCGTCGCTGTTCAAGAGGTACTTTAAGACTTACTTTTTCATATATTTCTTTAAGTGTTACTTCTGCTTGTTCCAATCTATCACCGCATTTCAGAAAAAATATTTCAGCAAGTGCCTAAAATAACGGCAAAAATACGGCAAGGCAACATATAATTACCTTGCCGTAAAGATTAAATACAGTTGTAAATTCTGATTAGACCACCAGGATTTGAGCAGATAAGGTCACCATAGTTTGCAAGCAACGCTCTGTAAACTGATGAATTTTCCTTTAGGTTGAAAATACCGCCGCCTTGTAGGTCAGCAAATTTCCATTCCTGTGTATGTAATTCAAGTGCCGATGTATCAACACCCCAAATTTCATCATCCGGCACGAACATTTCGTTGACAACATCAACCTGTCTGTTGCCGAAAGCAAACTGAATTGATTTGAAACCACCCTGTAAGGTGTTCTGTTCAACTCTGATATTGTTTACTCTTAGGTATTCTGTGTAGTGGTCGTACGCTTCGTCACCGCACAACAACATATCAACCTTTGAGTTCTTGTCCTTTTCGGCACGTCTTAGAGCCTTTGTGATAATGCTGTCCTCAACATTATCATTTGCGTTAATAACAATAGGCTTGATAATCGGATTGTCTGCCTTGCTTACGCCGTAAATTGTAGGAACTTCATCATCGAAGATAGCACCAAGACCTGTGATTTCACGGTTAAATGAGTTCTGCACCGTCATAAAGCCGTCAACAAGTGCTGTTGTAGGTGCTTTATCAAGGATAATCTCGTAGTTACCGTTGCTGTTCTTTGTACGGTTAATTGCCATAATTCGTAGCTGTTTAGCAACCACGTCGTTCGGTGTTGTAGCCGAGGTCGGATAAAAGTCTACAATCAAACCTTCCTTGACGTACTTAATGTCAGTTACTTCAACTTTTGTTGTCGGAGTTGTCTGTTTAACAACCTTTGTTAATGCACCTGTACCATTGCCGAATAGTGAACGTCCGACATTCCATTTTGCTGTTTCGTACGCCGCCTTAACTTCCGTGTCAAGTGCGTTTGCCATAGCGCCGTCCTTGCCTGTAAGTTGTACAGCTTTGATTGACAACTCAACGTTTGTATACATATCTTTTGCGTATGTTCTGAAACGCTTGAACATAACGTTACCTGCTTCAGGTGTCGCAAGTCCTTCTTCGCCGTAGCCAAAACCGCCTGATAGACCGATTGGAGCTGACGCAACAATCTCATTTGCTACCAATGGCTTTTTCTTGATTTTTGATAGTAGTGGTGTAGGCTCGATACCGAGTAGGTTATTCCATACCGGTAAGTAGTTAGATTTTAGAGCCTCTTCAATAGTTTTTAAGTTTTGTTCTCTTCCCATTTAAAAATTCTCCCTCTTTTGTAATGTGGGTACGTTATTTCCCTCTGAACATATCTCTTGTTCTTTTGGAGGCGTCGTCCCAAGTTGTTGGTTTTTCTTTTATTGTTAATGCCGCGTTTACAGCGCCGTTTGACGCTGACATTGCAGGCACTTGCTGACTTTGTTTAATGTCGTCCAATCTCTTTTTTTCAATCATTTGTTGAAATTCAGGATTGCTGTCGTAGTATTTCATTAATTCTTCTGCTGTTGGGTCTGACGGTGGCGGTGTATTCGCAGAATTTACGCCGTTTGCAATCATATACGCCGTCAAATACTTTTCGTCCATAGGTATATCGTCGTTAGCTAACCACTTGTTGTGTTCGATAATGTAGTCCAGCTGTGGCAACATATCGTTAATACCTTTCAGTTCATCTACACCTTTGAACGCCTCAAGCATTTCCCTTTTTTCCTTCTCACGCATACCGTCCTTTGCGTATTGCAAGGCAGGTTCAACGTCTTTTAGCACTTGCTGTGTGACGTATTTTTGCATTGCATTTGCATAGTCCTGTTGCATTTGCTGAACAGTTGCATCGTCCTCGAAAGCTAAACGGTTTACATCCAACATCGGCATTTGCATTGCGTCCTCTATAATCGCTTGCTCACGTTGCTGTGATTGCTGTGTTATAGTCTGTTGCAATTCGTTATTTGTCTGTCTTAGCTGTTCATTTTCTGCCATAATGCGTTGGTATTCCTGTTCACGTTCAGCCGCCGCTTGTGCCGCCGCCTGTGCTACATTTGCCGCCTCGTCAACCGCATTATTATCCTGTGTCGGTTGTTCTTGTACTTGCGGTTCTTGTGCTTGTCCCTCTTGTTGTGGTTCTTGTGGGGTATCTTGTGGGGTACTTTCTTCACCCAACACCTCTTGACCGTCAAACATATCTTCGGTCGCTTGTTTTGCGTCGTCGAAATTATCCATTATGTATAGTCCTCCTATCTTTGTCCTTGTTGCGCCAACATAGCCATTACATTCTGCTGTTGGTCTTGTGTCTGCGCCTGTTTATGTAGTCTGATATGGTCCTCTAATGCTTTTGCATACTCAGGCTTTTTCAGTTTTAACAGCTGAAAATCCAACTGCAAGATATACCGCAGGTGTTCGTCTATGTGTATATCGTGGTCGTCAAACTCTGATACTCTCGGAACTGCACCCTGCTCAAAAAATACATTTTCACGTTGTGCCGCCTGTATTTGCAGTGCATTGATGTTCATTATTTCGGTGTAATTGCCTATTTTCATAAACTCCAGTGCCCTCTGCTTTACACGCTCCGGTATCTGACCGTTTGCGTCGGTAAACAGCCCCATTTTGTACGCGTCGAAGAAACGTTCCTTTTGCACTTCTTCCGACATCAGTAGTTCGTTTTCAGTGACGTATTCAACGTCATAGCTGTTAATATCGTCGCTATTCCATATGATTGCATTACCGATACGATTTTTACCTGTGCAATTCAGCACACGTCGCGTATTAGCGTATTTTTTATAGATTTCAAGCCACATTACCGCTAAATTTTTGATACTGTTTCGGATATGGTCGCCTGTCAGTGATAGACGTGTATTGTCTATGTCAACAAGGTTCTGTATAGCTGTACCCGACGTTACGCCGGCAGGAGTTGCACCGTTCATCATCAGCTGTGATACACCTGCCACATATTCCATATCACTTTTCAAGTTGTATCGTTCTGTCATAATCTCTGATGGCAAATTGCCATTCGGAATAGGTATAGGCGGGTTTGTTCCCTGTCTGTATACCAACATTGCACCAGGTGCCGCACCGTTCTGTTCAAATTCTTCGATGTCGATACTGCCTTCTTCTGTGTAGAAACCCTGTATTGCAATGCGTTTGATGTATTCGTGTATTCGGTTCAGACAGCCGTTATACGCCCTCTGACGCGGTATCAAATCTTCGATTATTGATTTTCCAAAAAACTGTCCTGCCGATTCGCGACACATCATTTGCGTTAATGGTATGCGTGAATACGGCAGCGGACCGTAGTAAACCAAATGTTCGTCACCGACAATGATTATCATTCTTCCGTCCGGTCTATGTTTTGTCGGACGTTCAAAGTATGTAATCACTTTTGCGGCGTTATCTACCGAACGTGTACCTAATGTTGTGACGGTATTCTCGTAACCGAAACCACCTCCGGCAACAACAGGCGTTAGTTCAAACGTTTCAACCGTTGTACCCTCAACTTTGATACCGTATAGGTCGTATATTTCCTCTTTGGTCTTTACCTGCTCCAAAATGATTGAACGCTGTGCCTCTACACCTTCTTTGAAAATGCTTTCGGGGAACACTTCATACGGTGTTATCAGTCCGTACTCCAAATCACCTTGATAAAACGCTTGTTCAAACTTTTGCTCATTTCCCTCATCGTCAACCGTAATGACTTTTTCAGTAGCGTATTTCTCACCTTTGTCTTTGTCCCACCACGATAGCCAAAAACAGTTACCGCACAATTCATTCCACTGTATCGCAGTGTTCTTTTTGGTATCGAAATCGCTTGAAGTCTGCAAATACTGCAATATCGTAGTTGATGTTTCAGCCTTTGCGTAGTCCTCTAACTCGTTCGTTCGTGGATTTACTTTCATTCGATAGTTAATCTTTTTCAGGTTAGCTATTCGTGTATCTATTAACGGTGCAATCTGATTGAATGTTTCACGCTCCAACCAATCGTATACAGGCTCCAACTGCTCTATTTCGCGACTATACGGATTAAAATCGCAATACTGATTACCGACTAAAAAATTAGCGTTTAAATGCCATTGTGTTTCCAATGCCGAACGTGCTGAACGGCGTTTCTCTAATTCTTCGTGAATATTTGCGATAATATCTTCTTTGTACAGCTGATTTCCGTCGTCGTCGGTGTCAATTACTCTGTCAACTTCTTCATCATCTGCGCTTTCACTGTTAGGCGGTGAAAACATACTCTTAACACTCGCCTTTATGCCCTGCAATACAGGTGAATATCTTAAATTCATTATTCATCACCAACCTTTACGTCGTTCTTGCGCCACCTATTCAAAACGGCTTTATGCCTGCTGATAGGTTGTTTTGGCTCATCGGCTTTGATGTTGTTGTATTCGGTCATATTTCTACACATCAACCTGTTATACAGGTCTTTGCGTTCGATATGTTGTACTATCATCATTCCTACTATGGTTAGTGTCTGAATAGCTATAACGCATAGCAGAAACCCTGTTACATTCATAGCCATTCCCCCTTAATCAGCCTGTAAAATGCTTTCAATCAACGTTTCTTTGTCGGCGTTTGCGTTGATACCCATTTCCTTTGCGATTTTTTTCAAATCATTGTATTTAACGCCGTCCAAATACTCCTTTGTGTACGGAATAGGGTATTCTTCTGTGTTGTTATCCTCTGTTTCAACCGTTTCTTCCACGTTTTCTACTGTTTTCTCTATTCCACCGTGGAAAAATAGCGGTGGTGGTGGTACTGATACCGTCTTTTTTTCTGCTGACGGGTCGTATTCTGCAACAGCTTTAACCGCCTGTTTTAAACATTCTTCGCAGATAATGACACTGTTACCGAATTCGTTTGTATTTGTCAGTGAATATGTATCGGTATTTTTGCACCCTCTGACTTCGCATTTTTTCTTTATCTTCTTGATTTTCATTAGAAATAGCTCCTCCTTTTTTCTAATCTGCCTTTTAATGCTTTCTCTCTGTACTTTTGCACCGCTGTCTTTTCCTCTTTTGGCGGTTTTGACGGTGATGTGAATTGCAACACAAAATATCGCAACGCGTCAGGTAAATGTGTTATATCGTGTGGTTCTGTCGCACAATCCGTTGGATGTTTTGTATCGCGTTGCAACGATGTTAAACAGTCGATTAATTCAATGCAGTTATCGAATATCATCAATCGGCTACTGCCGTTCTTGACCTGTAATAAATCTTTGACTGCCAACCAACCTGCCTCACGGTTATTTGAACTTTTTAGCAGTGGTAAACCGCCCTCACGGAACAAATCCGCCTTTGTCTTGCCGCTCTCTTGCGTTCGTCCCCACATATCAGGTGGGGCGGCGGTGTATTCTATTCGTTCGTCAGTCGGCGTCAGATTGACTATTTCCCCTGCGCCAACTGAAATAACCTTATTGCTTTCAGCGTACTCGCGGTAAACATAGTAGTTACCGTGTTCGTCAATAGCCACCCATACACACGCCAAACAATCCAAACCGTAGTCCATACCACGATATTTACGCCAATGTTTAGGAATTTGAAACGGTTTAACAATATGTATCGACCTGTCAAATTCATCGAAATAGCGCCCTTCGAGCAAATCCCAACTACCGTCACGCCACGCCTCTCGCAGTCCGTCGGGCAGATTATTTAACATATCAACATAGCCTGTATCTGTTTCCAATAGCACCGCATTATCAAACACCGTCGCAGGAATGAACATATAATCGTTAGGATTTTCTGCATTCCTGTATTTTCGTGATACAAACAGACGTTTTACCCATTCGTGACCGACACCGCCGGGGTTACACGTCAGATACATACGTTTCGGAAATGAATTAGCACCTCTGATACACGCTGTTAATGTTGAATATTGATATTCGGTGAATTGCGTAGCCTCGTCCATAAATATAACGTCGTATTCGATACCCTGATACTGATTGACATCGCTCTCACTGTCGCAATATCCCATTTCCAACAGTGAACCATTATTGAAATAGAAACACTTTTCCTGTTTACTGTATCTCGCAACACCTTTTAACAACGGTTCCAACTCTCTGACGTGGTTACGCTCCAAGTCCCTGTATGTCCGTCGCAGGAATAACATTTTTATACCTGCATACCTGATAGCCAATAGTACCGCTTTCATTCTGACCGCCCACGACTTTCCGCCCCCTCTTGCTCCGCCGTACATAATCATTCTGTTATGTGCGGTGAAAAACTGTTCCTGTTTCGGATTTGTGCGTGATAGGTCTAATTTCAGGCTATTCTGCATATTTCATCACGTCCTGTGGCATTTTAATTTCAATCGTCGTATTTTCAGTCGATTGTCCCTGTGCTAATGCACGTTTGTCATACAACGTATTGACCGCCGTACTGATTTCAGACAACTTGTGCAGTTCCAATGACCGTATCTTTGCTCGCAATTCCTGTTTTTGCGTTGCCGTCATTTCATCAGCCGGAATATCGTTCATCAGTTCTTCCAATTCACGCTGATGTTTTAATGCCAATTCCATACGCCTGTTAATCAGTTCTGCACCGTTTTCAATGGCTCTGCTTGCCGTTTCAATGAACCCCTCTCGGACCTCTCGCCGTTTTTCTGCATATTCGTCCATATCAGGTGGATGTCGTCGCCACCACGATTTTAACGTGTTTACGGGAATACCCATTTTGCGTGATACTAATTCCCAATTTCCCAATACCGTGTATTCCGCAAATGCCTGCTCACGGTCGGCGTCTGTATATGTTCTCTGTTTTGCGATGGCTGACACCCCCTTTTTCACGAATTTAATATTTCCGTCCCCACCGACAATCAGTGAAATATTAACCCACCGTCCTCACGACGGTTCTACCTACTATATGTAGTAAATCAAATCTATCCCCCACACTATTTTCCAATTTTAATATTTTTGCATTTTGTACATATTGCATAAATCACCATAGGAATATATGTACACTTTTCATAATCTTATTTAACTTTGGCATAAAAGTATTGACTTTAGCATAAAAGTTTGCTATACTATAATCAGAAAATAGCAAAAGAAGTTAGCCGAAAGGCAAGAGAAAGGAAGATTAAAATGAAAGAATATTTAGTTTGTCACTTAGACGGCAGAGGTCAATTAACAAAAGCAAGACGATTGACTGACGAAGAGAAAAAGCAATATGTAAAAGAATTTAGAGATAGAGCTTTTATAGGTATCAGAGGTGAGAGTATAGATTTAAAATATCTTATGTTCGATGAAATTCTTGGATTTTTAAACAGAGAATCGGACGGACAATTTACCGGTTCATCAGGAAATGTTTATATCATAAATCAAGACGAATGGGACGAATTAGTCCAAATGAATAGTGAAAAAGAAAAAATAGCAAAAAGAAAAGAAATTGAAGAAAATATTGTTTCTTGGGAGCAAATAGTTCAAAGATGTGAGGCTATAAAAACTGCAGGAAATTTGTATAGCACAAAAGAAGAAGCACAAAAAGCAAAGAAAAAATATAATGATTTCTATAATGAAGGTGAAGACGGCTATGTTCCTCATTTTTGGACAGCAGAAGAATATGAGGATGCAAAAGCAAAATTGAAAGAATTACAGAGTGAGTTAAAAAAGTATATGTAAAAGTGCAATTCCGACGCATTTCGGTGCGTCGGTGCAATGCAGAGGTGCAATATGATAACAAGAAAGGAAGATAAAATATGAAAGAATATAGAAAGCCACTGTCAATAGTGGTGTCAAAATATGAAAGAGAGTTTACCGAAAGCGGTAAGGCTCTTATCAAATTAATAACATCAAAGACAGACTACACGATTCCACCAAGATACCCTGAACCAAATGGAACTCTCCGTTTTGGTATACCTGAAACAGAGAGCGATAACACCTCATATTGGATTGAGGTAACAGGCTGGGAAGACGAAGTAATAGGTTATCGTTGCGGAAATGGAGAAGGATGTTTTCCAACAGAGGACTTTAGAACCAATAATGTAGAAGATTTTATCAATGATAAAATCAAATTTAATTAATAGGAGGAATTTAAAATGCAAAAAATAATTAAGGGTCGTAAGTACGACACAGACACCGCACAGGAAGTGTGCGGATACTCCAACGGATTGCCGTCGGGCGATTTTGACGCCCTTTGCGAGCAACTGTATGTAAAGCGTACAGGTGAGTTTTTCTTGTACGGATATGGCGGTGCAAGAACCGCCTATGCTGAAGCCGACGGCAATATGTGGACTTCAGGTGAAAAAATCGTTCCACTTTCCGAAGCTGACGCAAAGGCGTTCGCTGAAGAACACGCTTCACCGGAAGTGTACGAACAGTACTTCGGTGAAGTGTCAGAGGGTGATACCTACCGAACAACAATAACCCTTTCTGGAACAGCAAAAAAGAAACTTCAATCGCTCGCTCTCGAAAGACGCGAAAATATCAGTCAGGTTATTGAAAGACTGATTGAAAACGCATAACAAAAAAGACGGTTGCCGTTTGGTAACCGTCTTTTTTAGGAATAAATGAAAAAATATAATATCTCTCAAGTGAGCATATATATTATATCACATTCTCTACCGCAAGTCAAAGTGAGTTAAGTTATCCCGAAACCGTTTATAAAATTCCCGTTTTAGGTTGAATAATCGTTTTGGGTGCAATCCGTATTGCATTTGTATGTAGACGTGATTGACGGAGCTGTCTGTCAGAAATTTATATAGTGCCTGATAATCCTCTCCTGCGACCTCAAGACACATATTCAGCACTGCCTTATCTTGCTCCGGCAGTCGTTTAGCATTAACACACAGGAAATATATCAATCCTTGCGTGTTATAGCTTATCCCCAATTTGTCTAACGTTCTCGAAAACCTGAACTCTGTCAATCTCCTGTCCTCCTATTTGCTATACGTTATCTTTCCGTCGTAATAGAATGTCATTCCGCATTCTTTTCTTACGACCTCTTTAACTTCTTTCAGCTTGCCGTCCTGCATACCCATTAAAACATCTTTTATTGCCTGTCCTAATTCTGTTATACGTTTCTTCTTCCATTTCAACATTGAATAGAACGTATACAGGATTATAGGTGCATTGTTTTTCATTGCACACGTAACCATTTTAATGCGGTCTTGCTCGGCAGTGCTTGTCTTGATTTTTAGCGGGTCAAAATCGTTCATCAGTTTTTCATAATCAAAATCGCACTCATCTTTTAATTCCTCTGCGAGTTTATCAATATCGCGTTCACGGTTATACACAACCCCAATATATCGAATAACTCCCTCTATGTATTGACACACGCGTTTTTGACCCCATTTGCATTTTATACGCAGATACCACGCACCTACTACCACAAGATTGACAACACCCTCTTTTGTAACTTCGTTTTCAACAATCTTGTACGACTGCAATGCTTTCTTTCTATTGAATTTCTTAATACCGCGTTTCTTTGCAATTTCATCAAAATTTTTTAATATTCTTTCTTCTTCGGCGTTTTTTATCACCTGCCTTACGGCTCTGCGTTTTTGTTTTAATTTCTTCGCTATTTTATCTTTCACGCTCTACTCAACCTTTCTTATCCGGTACATATTCTGGACACTTTTCAATTTTTTTTACCTTCTGCCGACAAGTCGTTTTCGTCTTTAATATTATTAAGACACGATATTACTCTGTCATTCATCGTAATTTGAAAATTTTCGTTCTTCGGTAATAGGCAATCTGTTTCTCCTTTATGGAATACGCATTTTTTGTTGTTACAAATCATTTTAATTCTCCTTTCCATCTTCTTTTATAACTATATTAAGTTGTCGTCCTAACCACTTTAATCCGTTTGTAGTTAACCAATAATAAGTATGGTTGTCACACTTCTGTACATTTATAATATCTTTCGGATTTCTTCTACTTGAAAAAATCTCATTTCAAGTCCTTCATTATTTCATCTACACATTTTGCACCTCGTCTAATCTCTGAACATACTCGGTAAAATACCATAGCAGTTCATCTGCGAATTGCTCTATAGCATCTTCGGCTTTTTTGTTTGAAGAAAAATAAACGATATTGGGGTCTCTCAGATTACGTTCTATACAAACAAATGGGCAATTATCTACATAATTATATTTAATTTTATATTTGTTTGTATTTGCCTCCCAATCTGTTAATGTAATCGCTTTATCGTGTGATGCCTGCCATTGACGCAAGCGACGCAACAATCTGTCTGCATGAGCATTATTTTCAACAATGCTTTTATCATTATAGTAATTACCATTGATGTAATATAGGTTATTTACCAGTGTTCTGCCTCCTAACACTTCGTGTCCGTCATTGATTGTATCATCAACGAAATAACTTTCGTCTTCATCAACTCTTTCATATCCAGTCTTGGGCTTGTCCTCAATCAATCCCAGCTTTTTCAACTGTTCCTCCGTCATTTCAACTCGAACGCTTTTATCGTTCACTTTCAACTCTACTTGCATTTTGTCCCTCACTTTCCGGTAGTTCAATACCATATTCTCGTAGTTTATCAATTACTTCGTTTACACTTCTTTTGCTTAAATTCCTTACATTGTGCAACTGCTCAACACTCTTGATGTCACCGAGAGTTTTTATTCCAGCACGTTGCAAACAGTTATGTGTTCGTACAGAAAAATCGTATTCTTCGATTGATATTTTGTTCGGTATTACATTTTTTGTTTAACGTATCTTGCAAACAAATTAATTCTGCCGCTATTTTGTTCCTACACCTCATAAAACCCTCTGCAAATGTTTTAATGTGTTCAGGCCTTGTTCCGAATAGTGTATCAGTCATTTCAATCTTACAGTCTTGAACTATTTTCATAATTTTTTCAATATCTTTATTTGTCAACATTTTCATCTTCCTCCAACAATGCCGTAAGCAACAACAAATAATTTATACTGTCGCCTATCTTTTCAGCCCACATTTCTCGTGATATTGCCTTGCCTTGCTCGTAATCTTCGATTAGGTCATAGACTGATACGGTGTGTTTTGCCATCATACCACCCAACGCTTTAACCGCTGTGCATTTCTGCAATTTACCCGCCACTTTGAAATTATGTAATCTATCATCGGTTGCATATTCTTCTGCTTTACTGCAAAGAACGCTTTTACACGTTTCTATGCGGTTATTTATAACTTCTTCAAATTGTTCAGTTCTCATATCGTCACCTCTTATTCGCACGGCTCGTACTTCGCGTGGAACACATCAGGCTTACATGGGTAATATTCCCCTCGTAGTCCTCTGATGATGTAATCGCCGACGCTTGCCTTCATATCACCTTCTAATGTTGATATAAATATAACAGGCTCTAAGCCCTCTACACGGATAATATGTTTTTCTAATCCATTTGTAAATTTTATAATTTCATCAAGGTTATGCCCTTCCCATTGTACTGCCTCAATTTCACACGGTTTTGTTCTAAACTTCATTTTTGTTCCTCCATTAATTTTAACGTTCTTTTCAGTTTTTCGTCTGCAATTTTGTTTATTGTGTCATTGTCAATGTTAAATAAATATTGCAACTGTATCATCATTACAATTACGTCCGATAATTCTTCCTCTATGCTGTCTTGAACTTCGAACATTAATTTTAGTACAAACTGACCGCCTTGCGATATTCTCAAATACTTAGTCAACACTTGTGTTAATTCAGCCATTTCTTCAATCGCTACCGGAATTTGTTTAATACCGTAGTGTTCCGCTATGTCTAACCAATCTTGCTTTTTGTGTATCGGCATAACCGCGTTTTCTTCTAAATACTTTAGCGTGCGTAACCAATTTGCAAGTTGCTTGTGTTCTTCTGCACATTCCGAACAATTTTTAGTTGCGACTTCTTCGCAATGTTCTATCGCCTCATCAAGTGTCATTGGTTTTCGTTCCGGTGCTATTCGTGTGTTCCACATATTCACCGCACCTTCTTCTGTTTCGCTTTCATCAGCAAAACGTACAGACGCTTGACAATCTCGGCAAAAAATATCATAGTATGGTCCACTATTGAAACTTTTATCATAAATGACTATATTATTGCTCCCACAGAATGGACACGGCTTTAATTCATTCCACATTTTCTATTCCTCCAATTCGTCTATCTTCTCAAATATGTAATCTACCGCAGACTTCAAATCATTACCGACACTTTGAATGTTCTGCGGCGTCAGTTGCGAACTGACAAGCATTGTGTAACAAGTCTTTTCACTTGGTATCGCTGCACACGCAAGCGTACAGCATATTCCGGATATAACTGAAATTTTAAATAGTTTTCTCAATGTTGACTCTGGGGGGTCGTTAAAACAACAAGATATTGATATGCAAGCGCCCACCACAATAGCAACAATGACAGCTATTACAGTAATTACAATCAATGCTGTTTTCATTCCGTCAGCAAAATTAATTAAATAAATCAAACTCGGTCTAATTATCGGTGTATTCATTACTCATTCGCTCCTTTGAATATTGGTTGATACTTTTCATCTATCGGTGTGTTATACAATCCGCACGCCTCATATTTGCTACGCCAGTTTGTATTAGCCTCTCTCGTTATACCATACGCCTTGCATTTGCAGTGATGTTTTCCGTCAACTGTTATTGTTATGAAGTTACAGCAATTACGGCATAACACTCCTTCCATTTCGCCGTATTCTCGATACATAGCACCGATTTTAATTCTCTTTTTCTTCGCCATTTTCTTCCTCCTCAAAATCACTAACCACTTTTATAATTCTTATAACCACTTTCATAATAGTTTCATTTTCTGTGTAATTACTGCTATATCCAGTATGCAGTAATGCGCTTGCTCTACCCATTTCATAGTAATGAGCCATAAAATTCATGTTAAAAAACGAATTTTTTTCTGGAAATTGATTAAACATTTTTAATCTGATTTCTGCTTGCTCGAGCATTATATCTTGAACTGCCTCTTTTGCGTCTTTCGAGTTGCGAATTGAAGCAATGCAAAGGTCTATAAATTTTAATTTATTAAAATCTAAATTTTCTGTTTTTGCTTCGCCTAAATATTCTTTAAATGTCTTGCGAATAATATCATCAAAATCATATGGCAAACGCGTATTCATTTCTATTTCCACGCCCATTGGTAATTTAATAGTCATTTTCTATCCCCCTATTCTGTGTATAACTCTTTGTTCTTCGTGTGTTCCGCGATTGTAGCGAGGAACTGCGCGTTGCACGGCTTAACTTTGTTGTAACCAACACTGTTGCCAAAGTATTTTTTAGCCATTTCGGGGCGAATATTATAAAACGTCACCTCTATTGTGTGGCGAATATTTCGTTCCACCTGACTTTGTGTTTTGCCAACATTTTCAGCCAACTGTCTATATATATCCGTTTGCTTTATTTTTTCGTTGTTTAACATTATCACAACGGCTTGTCTGATTAGGTCATAGCCTGCCAAATGACACGGTGTACCTAATTCCATTAATATCTTTGTTATTTCTTTTTCTTCGTTCATTTTCTTATTCCTCCTAAAAATAAATTAATCCATACCCTCATACAAACTTTTGTTGACCGAAATATCATCAATATTTGTTTCGTGTATTGCTGTTGCTATCTTCAATTTTGTTTCTCTGCACGGCATATATCCATATTTGATATATCGTATCATTCGCTCAAATGTTGACATTGGGAACAGTATTTTGTCATCGACTACCAATCGTTTTGTATGTAGGTGTTCAAAAAACTTATCGTCGTACATTACTTTATATTCAATATGTTTTCCGTCGTCCTCCGTTACTTCTTCTTTGAAATATGCAAACTTTGATATAGTAAAATCAAAATTTTCTAACATCGACTTTGCGTCATTGAAATTTTTACGACATAACTCCAATACCAACCCACTGTCTATATGCTTATATGCCTTGACATTGTCGTTTTCGTAGTAAAAATTATATTGCACTGTCAATGCGTTATCGCCTGTATATCCTTCTGTCTGACTGTCGTAGTATTCCACGGCGTAATAAAATTCTTCCTCGTTATCAAAAAATATATCTATGTCCTTTATCTTTTCACCGTTGAAAATGTTTTTAAAACAGCCGCCCGCTATGTATCCTTTATGTCCCATCATAAACTTGTCCAAAAAATTCAACATATAAAAATTTTCTCTGTCTTGTTTAATTATCATCGTTTTCACCCATATCAATCCACGTTATCCCCACTGCATAAGCCGCCCAAATGTCACTTTTGAAGCCGTAAAACCAGTCAGGATTTTTCTTTGTTCCCTTGCCGTTCTTTAAATCGTGTTTTGCAAATCTGTCTATCAAAGCCCTGCGAATAGTTGCGTCGTTGGCTTTCATACTGTAACAGATGTTAATTTTTTCGTCTTTGCGTGTTATGTATTGAACGTCCTTTTGTAATTGCTTTGATTTTTCTGTAAATCTGCCAATCCACACGCACGTTTCAAACACTTCACATCCAACCGGCATACCGTAGCACGCCACCATTTCAATAACAACAACGTCCACTTGATGTACTCTTATCAGGCGTTCAAAACTGTCTAACAATTCGTTGTTATCCGTCTTTCCGAAGTCTTGCGGTTTCATTGTTTCTCTGTCAATAATGCACCAACCGCTTTGTGTATTACCGGGGTCTATTGCTAATATTACCACTACATTCGCTCCCTCATTATTTTTTCAAGTTCGTCATAATCAACACCGTTGTCGTCATATACGCTTTGTTCATTCCCTTTGCGGTATGTTTTCTTTGCACCTTGCACTTCCGCAAGGGTAGTACGTCCCGCATTAAAATGATTGCGAAGTATTGCCTCTATGTACCTGTAATTACGTTTGTTGTTCTTTACAGCTTCTTCGATTGCGTATATAACAACGTCCTCAGACATATCATTCAGCCAATCATCTAAGCCTTGCAGTGTAATCGGTGTCAAAGGTGCTATATTGTTCTCATATAGCTTAACAATTCTTACAGGCAGACGTGGCAGTTCCCTTTCTTCTACTTTCTTTTCTTTTACTTTACTCTCTTCTACTTTCTTTTGTTCGGAAATGTTTACATTTTTGCTTGAAATGTTTACATTTTCATTTAAAATGCGTACATTCTTATAAATTTGGTCGACTTTAATTAAGAGGTACTCTTTTCTGACTTCAACTTCTTTACGGCGACTGACTGCCTCGAAGTATCTTTCTTGTATGCCTCTCGAAGTCAAGATTTGATACTTGTCATAAAGTTCACTGTCAAATATACCTCTTTTAATCGCGGCTCTCACTATTTCGGACACGGCATCACCACCCAAACCTACATTCTTTCCGAACAATAATGCAACGTCTTCTGTCCATTCACAATAGTAACCTTGCTGTCCGTATATCTTTTGGAACAACTTAACGACTATCGCAAACCCTTTCAGCCCAAATTCAGCCTCGATTAATTCAAATTTATCATCTAAATGTACGTTCAGCGGAAAGTAGTTAATTCCGTTGTTCATACACTACACCTCTTAAAGCGGTAAATCTTCTTCATCGCCGATAGTAGCGAAATCATCGCCATATTGACTGTTTAAATCATCAATACTGCTATCAGACAAATCGGTATTACTGCCTGTACTGTTTTCAGATTTTGAACCGGTAAAGTATGCCTCATCTACAATAACTTCTGTCGCATACTGCTTTTTACCGTCATTACCGTCCCAACTTCTTGTTTGAATACTTCCGACTACGGCCATCATACTGCCCTTTTGGAAATATCGTGCGATAAATTCGCCTGTCTTACGCCACGCAATGCAGTTGATGAAATCTGCGTCATATTCACCGTTTGAATTTTTGAATCGTCGTGTTACTGCTATTGAAAATCTCGCAAGCGAAACACCGTTCGGAGTTTGACGCATTTCAATGTCTTTTGTAAGGCGTCCCATTAATATAACTTTATTCAATTCTTCCTCCCCCCTTAAATACTTTCTTTAAAATTTCCTTTATATCTTTTCTTATGAGTTTTAATGATTTAATATTAAATCTTCCAATGACAATCGAATGTGTTACACAATTATTTCCTTTGCGTTGGTGCGTTGAAATCAATGCACCGTCACATTCGGTTTCAAATACTTCGTTCGTGTATGCATTTTCTACTCTTATTTTTATCATTGCATTTCCTCCTCTTTATTTCTTCAATCCAAGTACCTTACACAAATATTCATCAAGTTTTATTGATGTCAAATGATACTTATTATTAAAATCTACCTTTCCTATTTTATGTGCCTCTGTGTGGTGTAACCTACATAGCGGCTGAACTTCCTTGCCTAAGTGGTGTGTGGTTTTGCGATTTATACCGCTGCCGACAGTATCGACGTGATGTATGTCGGCTCTCTTCCTGCACACCGCACAGCGTCTTTTTGCACAACATAGATACAAATACCTATCTATATCCTCTGTTATATTTAATAGACTGTCATTTGTCGGTATATCGTGATTTATGCATAGTTCAATGAGCCACGATATAAAATCTTTAGCGGTTGTCATATCTACGTCTGACAGACTGAATATATCAATATCCAAACACTCACAATAATTCAACGTAAGTTGCCTGCGAAGTGCTTCGTTATCGCTCTTGTCTATTATGTACAGCAGTTTCATCAACCTCAATTCTTCTTGATACTCACGCTTATTTGATATTCCGCTTATGTATGTACCTATATCGTTCACCAGTGCGAATATCTTACGTCTTTGTTTGTTCGATATACTCCGTCCGTCGTTCAAACGAATTTCACAATCTGTTATACACTTCTGTTCCAATACACTTGTATTGTCAAACGGTGCGACTATCGTAAGAAATTCGCCGTCATAGTCCTTGATTACACCCTGTATTTCCATTATTTCTATCCTCGTGTTGATGTAGATATACATATGAACCATTACGCCCGATGTTTTCGTAAATGAAATTATCACATTTTTGTTTGCTTAGATGTGTATGTAAAACACCACGCTCGTAAGCATACTGTCCTTGTCGTTCTTTCTCTCGTATTCGCTCTTGTATTTCTTCATCTATGTAATTTGCTTCTATCATATAAAGGTCGTAATTTTCAGCCTTTATGCCTTTCATACTGTTGGTGTCGGTTGCATATATCAGTCTCTCGTTGTTCATAAATATTCTGTATCCGAAGTTTGGTACATCGTGATACAGCTTTATAGGTGATATTTGAAACAATCCATAATTGTATGTCTTGCCCGCCTCTACAACGTCTATATTGCTTTTATCGACACCACATTCAACCAAATCATTTAACAGGTGAACTCCCACCGCAAACCGTAATGTTGGGCGGTTATTCGCCAACGCTTTAATTGTTCGCCTGCTAAAATGGTCCGAATGGATATGTGTTAATAACACAATTTTTATATTCTTGTATACGTCCTTTAACGCTCTAAACGAAACGCCGCAATCTATGAGTATAACATCATTAATAACTACGGCGTTCCCCTTACTACCTGTACTGATGATGTTGTATTCCATATCAATCAAAATCATCAAGTGACATAGGCTCGTCTGCTTCTTCTGTAGGAACATTTGGCTGTTGTTCCCCAAAATCATCAGGTTCTTGCTGTTCAACTTCCGTATACGTCGTATCGATTGTATCTATGTATTCTGTTTCGCCGTCCTCGTTGATTACTGCCATATCCTTTGAATAAACGTCTTGCATTTCAATGGACATAATGCCCCATTTGGAGATTAGCTGACGTAACATAGTTTTATATGCCATACCGTCAAAATCTTTTTCCCAAAATGTATAACCTTTTCTTGCTTTGTAACCTTGTGAATACTTCAATGCGTGTTGCTCCATTTTTGACTTAGACCAATAAATTGCTTTTTTAAAACCGTTCTGATACTCGAACATTGCATAATAGCCGATTGTTTCGGCTTGCTCTCTTTGTTCTTCGTCGTCAATTAACTGTACTTCTATTTCTTCTTCCAAAGGGTCAAACTTAACGAGTTCGCCTTTTTTGATAGCAAGTACATTTAGCTTTTTATAATATCCACTGCGTATCGCAAGCTGAATATATCCCTTATATCCAAGCTGAAATTGTGCCTTTTTACAATGATTTTTGTTATCATTAAATGGCACAAGGTAATATTGTCCAAGCTGCGGTGACGGAGATAAGTTAAGACTTTCACCGAGCAACGCCGCCGACACTATCGTTCCTGCCTCACACTCTTGTAGTGCAGGATTGGCAGACACCGCCGAAATGATAGATGATGTAAAGCGTCTTGCTCGGTTCGGGTCTTGCAATGTGTTATTTATAGCTCTCTGGAATTTATCCGTTGTAATCGCCGTACTGAATGACGGTTTTTGTCTTGCAATTTGATTATTCATAACGAATACCTTCTTTCTTCATAAATTCTTTTAATTGCTTTAACTGTTGTCGCGTGCCGTATGCCTTAAACTGTACCGCAAATATTTTTTCTTCTTGTGGCTTAATCTCTGTTTCTACCGGCTTGATTACTTCCGGTGGTGTGAGCGGCTTTTCTATTTGCTCATCGACCTTTTGTGAGGCAACTTCTTTTTGTATCTCTGCTCTTTTTCTTTCGATCTCTCTTTCTTTTTCCTCTTGTATAGCCTGCATACGAGCCTTGACGACTTGAACTGCTTCCGATACGTTGAGGCTTTTCTTGTACTCGACAAGTATAGCTTCTTTGTCCTCTTGCGTTTCAATCATTTTTAAATCACAAGATACTCTGTCAATGGCATCTTTTACAGCGTTTTTTAATGATTTCATACTTGCCGACATTGTTATGTTAATACCGAGCTTGTCAAATGTAAGAAAATCAATATTTTTTGAGGCTACATACTCGTTAAAATATTCAACAACCTCTTGTTTCTTGATGTCCTTTATACCGTTTTCCACACTGTTTATTTTTGTTTTCAGCTGTGCGTCTGTATCTTTGTAAACACTCATACAACTTTTGAACTTGTTCTGTACCGCTTGTATCGGTGCTATTGCTGTTTCCATAGCCTCTTTATAACGTTTTTCAAGTTCCGTGCGTTCTTTTGTTAATGCACTTCTCATTGACTTTATTTGCTTGTAATTATCCTCCGTACACTCATATTGCAAGGCACTTTGTGTACGTTCCTGAATAATCTCTTGCAGTTTGTCCAACTGCTCCGATATAACCGGTAGTTGGTTCACTGTAATAATTCCAAACTCACCCTCTGCATTTTCTAATATCTTAATATCTTCACTCATATATCTACCTCTCCTGTCCTCGCGAATTCCTCTATACAGTTTTCGCAGACAACTATATCTGCGATTTCGTAGTATTTGTCGCCTACAAATATAGGCTCATTGCACTCGCCACAAGTACAGGCAACTACTTCTTCGCCACAACTGTCCTCGCCGTAGTTGCCTGTTATCTCTTTATCAACATCAATGTATCCGAACATTTGACATTTTCCTTTCTATGTGTTAAAATATCGATGTGTTATAATATATGCCGTTGAACGGTATTGCGGGGGAAATTAAATTCCCCCGCTTTTTTATTATTCAATTATATGTACATTCGGTACATCTTCAAGCAATTCTCTTAGCTTGTCCGCAACGTTCTTTACTGCCTCACGTTCCCAAGCTCCACCGTCTGCCTCAAACAGTGCCGCTCTGCCGTCTTTAAGTCTGATTAAGAAATCGCTTTCCGGTTGTTCAACCTCTAAAAATGTTCTGTATGGTTTCAACGTAACAATCGGCTTAATTCTCTGTTCACCTATCAACTGAATACCACTCTTGACAGTTGCCGACTGCGTGATACCGTCGTCTTTTGTCTGTACACTCTGTTGGTCTGTTATGTTACCAAGCAACTGCACAAGATAATCTCTGTCCTCTGTCGGTGCAAAACGTGATTTTAGGCAGATAATCATATTTTCAATGCTTATATACTCGTTAAAATCGAAACCGATAAATTTTGCTTCGGCAGTAAAAGGTCTTTCACGTTGCATATCATCTCTGATTGCACCGAACACGTGTACTCGTTCTGCTGATGTTGCTCTGACGAACAGCGGAAGATTATACTCGCTCATCTCTTGTTTTATCATCTCTGCCAAACCGCTTAGACTTGAAAGGACTATTGTATCAGCAAGTTTGTTTTCAACCCTATATAAGTGCTCGTCCGAAAAAGTGCCTTGCACTGTTTCAATCACCTTTGGTCCTGTCATATCCTCGATTTTTTCAATAAACTCTTTGTTAATCATTATCTTTATCCTCCTTAAATTACATTGCTTTCTTAATTGGTATAACCTTTGGCTCATCTTGCTCCGAGCCGTCTAATGCCATTTGTCCCGGTACTTGTGGCAACATTTCAACCAATGCTTTGCCCTCATCCGATTCCGTCAAGTACAACGCACTTTCGATGTTGTTCGTTGGTGTCAATGTTGACTTAACCTGTGTTGACATTTTGATGTTCTGTCTTTCACTGTCTGGCTTTAGTGACAACGTCAATGTTATCTTTCTTACTGCGTCCGCTTTGGTATTTAGGTCAGCGATATTATCAACGACCTTGCTTAGCTCATAGTCCAATCTTTCACCGATTGCACCACGAGCGACCTCTAATAAATTTGCATTACCCACTTTTTATCATTCCTTTCTTGATTTTTTATTTTTTTGTGGTATAATATATGTAAAACATAGATTAATCTATGTAATTACCTTTGACCGTTTACGAGTGCCAGCTCTAACGGTCTTTTTCTTTTGCAACAATATTGATATACGGCTCACCATTATTCCACGAATGGCGTATTTCAAAATCGGCACTACCATTAATCAATATTTTTGTGTTACTGCCAAGTGCAGTTAATATCGTGATAAATTCTTCATTATTGTAGTTCTCTACTTCGTTATTCATCTTCTTTCACCTCCAACTTCTTCTTGATGTCATCCAACATTTTTAATTGTAATCTGTATTTCTTATCGACTGTTTTGTCAGTCGGAATACACAACGACATAATTTCTTTAAACGGCTTGCCCTCATATACGCTTATACATATAACCGGTACAAACTTATTGTCACCTACCATTGTGTATATCACGACAGGTGCATCGTCACGTTTTGCCGCCAACAAATTAATCTGCATACATAAATTATGTAGCTTACTTATCTGACCTGCTGTCATTTGTTATCCTCCTATATTCATCATCACGATTATTTCAAATGCTATCAGCAACATTGAAAACATTGTTACCGCAATGATATATTCTGTATTTTTCATTTGCCATTCACCAACGCAATCACTTGGTCTATCTGTCTGTTGGTCTTTTCGTCAAACTTGTGACTGCGTGTTTGTGGTTGTTCCTCTGCGGCATATATACCGCCTTTCATATCAGCCATTGCTTTACCGGTATCAACCCACGCTCTACGACCTTTCTCATTTAGACTGTTCCATATCCTCATTATCAAATTCATTTCTTATCATCCTCTCTCATTAACTTCCAACCACCGAATAGTCCGATACCGAAACTAAACAAAGCTACACCTATAATGTACATATGTTTTACCTCTCTTTCACTGCCAATATTTATGAGTCCCTGTTTTAGGGAGCCGTTTTCCTCACAGGCACAAGCAAGTTACTCTAAAAAATACTTAAGTATGATACTATATACAGTAAAATGGAGGTCACAAAAAGAGTAACTCGTTTCTGCCTGCAAGGTATTTAATTTTTATGACATCTCTCTTGCTAACTTAGCGACAGAGATATATCCTTTATTAAAACCAAATAGCTCTAATACTGTTTTTCTATTCAATCCGCAGAACGTCGCGACGTTTTTGACATTCAGCATTTCTTTATTAGGATAAACCTCTTTAATTCTTTCAAGGTTGTCCCTATATGACGGTTTTTCAAGCGCCATTTCGCTCACCCTCTTTCTTGTAAACTTTTTCTTGCTATGTTATAATCACCGTAGAAAGTGAGGTGATTATAATGCCCTATCAGCGACTGATTAATGTAAAATGCAACCGTTTTATCGGTTCGGAATTTAAGTTTGTTCTTAATTTTGTGGAAGATATTAATAAACAAACTGTATTAGCACCGCTAAATGTTTGCGATAATAGTGATAATTCCGATGTCTGTATAAACTGTGCTAATCGCATTTGGCATTTCTTTATGAATAGCCCTAATCATTTAGTTCTTGGTTCATTCGACCCTTTAGCTCCTTAAGCAGTTGCAATACAATATCTAATGTGTCGCTATCGGCACAAGCAATGTCTAATTTTGAGGAAGTGAAAATGCCTGTTTCATTTCCTCTTTTTCGTTTGACTACTTCTTGATACGCCCTGTAATCTTCACCGCTTATTATGCGTTCCTTTGTTTGTGGAAGAATTGATATACAAGTATTTAAGTATTCAAGCCTTTCTTTTAAGGGCAACTTTTCAATATTCATTTCTACCTCCCTGATTTTCACTTATATTGAACGTAATATTCGGAATACTTGAAGTATTACATTAATAATTGATACTGCACAAGTAATAATATTAAGTACCATTATTGTTTGATATATATTTATATCATTTTTATTACGCACTTTTTCGCCTCCCTATTTACATTCTGCTCTTGTTAATCTTTTATGGCTGTGCTATAATCATTTTAAAGGAGCTGATTATAATGAAAAACACCACATTGAAACTTGCCGAAAATGATTATTTAATTCTCGAATATCTAAAATTAAACCCTTCTGCAACGGAGAAGTCTATAATATCGGCATTAGACAACAAAGTCGAAGGTATTAAATTCCGTCTTGAAAATCTTTCTACAAGAGAAACAGTTCAAAGGCAAAACGGCACTCGACGTTCAGTTGAGGCTTATATATCACGTATGAATCAAGGTGATTCACGAGTATATTCACTTAACTCTAAAGGAGAAGCTGAATTACAGAATTACAACACCCAAAAGAAAAACGAGAAAAGAGAATTTTGGTTAAAAAATGCTTTAATACCTGTCATTGTGTCATTCTTAACAACAAGTATAACAATGTACTTAATACCGAAGTTGCCATTGATACTAAAATGGTTATGCGATACTCTTTCCAAAAATTTTTCATCTTAGTTTTCTACCTCCCTATTTAGTTTTTACTTTGCAAAACCAAAGTATCTTGACAAAAAAAATAGGTTCCTATATCACACATTTCTATATCAATCACTCTGCATATTTTTTTGATTTCATCTTGATGAAATTCGCTTTTATTGTTGAGTTTCTTGCTTAAAGTAGATACATTAAGACCTATCTTCTTCGCTAATGCTTCTAAAGTAAAACCTTTTTCTTTAATTCTACCTAAAAGCTTACTGTAATTATACACCTTAACACCTCCTTACTTTGTGTTTGCAAAGTTATTATAGCACTTTGTTTTTCCAAAGTCAATAGGTTTTGCAAAGTTTTTTTATTTTTTTCAAAAAAAACATTGCGTTTTTGCAAAGTTTATTGTATAATACTTGTAAGAGAGGTGAAATGAAATGAAATCTACATTTGCTGAACGTTTAAAAGAGGCTTTAAAATATAATGGTATGAGTGCCGCCGAACTATGCAGGCTTACGGACACTCCCGAAAGTGTAATGAGCCAATATAAGTCGGGTAAATATGTAGCAAAGCAGAAACGATTAGATGCTTATGCAAATATTCTAAACGTTTCTATACCTTGGCTAATGGGGGAAGATGTTCCTATGAAAGATGTTTCGCCATTACCAGAAGGAGCAATCCCTTATAATCCTATAATGCACAGAATACCTATCTTAGGAGATATTGCGGCAGGTCTGCCGATATTCTCAGAAGAGAATATCGAAGGATACACTTATACGGAATTAAATCACGGCGGCAAATATTTCGCATTAAAGGTAAAAGGCGATAGTATGACTGCCGCAAATATTCCCGATGGAAGTCTTGTAACTGTTCGCGTACAACCAACTGTCGAGAACGGTGAGATTGCCGCTGTTCGTGTTAATCACGACACTTTTACAGTAAAGCGTTTTAAGCAAGAAAAAAATATTGTAATGCTTATGCCACAATCCTACAATCCTGAACATCAAACACAAATTTACGACTTAAAGCAAGATAGTATTGAAATAGTAGGAAAAGTTGTTGAATGTAAAGTCGGATTTTAATTATAATATTTCTATTGCTACGATTGTTATACAAGGAGAATAAAAATGGAATTTGTAATAATTTTATTAACTTTCGGTTTGGATATTATACTTCCTATATTGGGTATTGTCGGATATTTCGCTCCAGCATATTGGTTATTAAATATATCATTCCTTTTTATTATAGGAAGTACATTTTTTAAACACCTAAGCCTATTTACTGTTATAATACACATAATATCTTGTATAATCGGTATTGTAATAGCTGTTATACTTAAACTTCCGATTTTCAATACAATTAAACTTATACTATGCTTTGAATGGCTTTTGCTGAATATTACTTGTGACATAATGATTCTCTTGAATAAATAGTCGCACATATACAGGGGGAAAATTATATGAAAAAGATAAAGATTATCTATATAGCGATATTATATGTAATTCTTATTGTTATTCAACTTTGCTTTTTTACACCATACACAAGAATTAAAACATATGTATCAGCTCAAAATGTACCGCATTCTGTTGTTCTTGAACGCAGTTGGACTGGCATTGACAAAATTAAAAACTATGAACATCATAAAGAAGGTCTTGATAAAATATCGTTTGAAATAGAGCAAATCAATGTTACACTTGCTATAATACAATTTTTGCTGACTACATCAGTTCCGATTTGTCTATTGATTATGCTAAAACGTCAATCTACAAAAAATGCTGAATATACCAATGAGAATAACGCAACATCAAACACTGTTAATTCAAACGATGATGAATATGTAACATTTCATATATTGTCGCTCAGCAAAGGTTATATACAAGACGTTATAAAAGTAACTCCCGAAAATAGAGAGCTATTAAATAAAGAATTAGATAAAAAAACTAATGGTATTTATTGCTATGAATTATCAGAAAACGATACTCCACGCTATGAATTTATAACAAAAGAATTATTCGATATAATGTTATCGTCATTTCAAGAAAACCAAAAGCAATTACTTTTCAATCACACTTGCTCTCACTGTGGCAAAACATTTAAAGTAAAATATAATATGCCAAAAGGTCAAACAACAATACCGAATTTATCTGTTATTTGCCCTAAATGTAACTCGAAAGAAGATATTGAATTATAGGAGGAAGTTAAAATGTATGAAGAAGTTAAAGGCGTAAGAATACCTGTATTTGATAATATCAGGTGCATATCAAAAGAAGATTTTGAAAAATTACCTGATAAGCAATTTTATCAAGTGATGTCAGAAGAACCCGACGGCAAATTACTTGTCGGTCATTTTGCACCGAAAAAGAAATAAAAAATTCTCCGACCGCTACCAACAGTCGGAGAATAAGATATAGAGTGTATTGCATATGATACACATATTCGCAAAATTATTGTATCATATACACTCTGTTTTTGCAATACCTAATTTTAAAAGGAGTGTATTAAAATGAAAAAGAGAAAAGACGGAAGATACTTAAAAGTCGTCACAATAAATGGTAAACGGTTATACTTTTATAGTAGCAAGACAACAGAACAGCAAGCTGAACGTGATATAAATCGTCAAATACTTTCTTACACAAAGCAAGAGGAAAAAGGCAAGCTATTTGGCGATGTAGCAGAAGAATGGGAAGAAGAACATTTCCCAAAGATTGAATATAACACCGCAAGACGCTACAAGGTTTTGTTGAATTATGCAATCGAAGAATTTGAAGGCGTTTATATCAAAGATATTCAGCCGATTGACGTTGAACAATATCTAAACTACTTTGTCAGTCGTAATTATTCCTCGAAGTCGATAAAAGATACTTTGTCTGTGTTAAGATTAGTATGTAAATACGCCTGCATTAAGGACTATATTACAGCTGACCCTACAAGATACATAACACCGCCAAAAGGAAAAGCCTCCGTCAAACGTCAAGCATTAACCGAAGAAGAAGTTAAGATAGTAAAAAACAGTGTGAATACCGAGTACGGACTATTCCCTTTCTTTTTACTGTATACCGGATTAAGACGCGGTGAAGCGCTTGCATTGCAGTACAAGGATATTGACTTTAAAAGTAAAGAAATCAGTGTATATAAATCAATATACTACGAAAATAATAAGCCTCATATAAAAGGAACAAAAACCGAAAACGGTGTAAGAAAAGTTGTATTACTTGATGTACTTGCGGAAAATTTAAAAAAAGGTAAACCGAACAATTATGTGTTTTCTATGGATAACGGCGTAAGCCCTATGGGGCGTTCTACTTTTGAAAGGCATTGGAGAAAGTATAAAGAAGCAACAGGACTTAACATAACGGCACATCAACTGCGCCATACATATGCTACAATATTGTTCGAGGCAGGAATAGACATTAAAGACGCTCAACATTTATTAGGTCATAGTGATATATCCGTCACAACAAATATCTATACACATATTCGTGCAAACCATTTTGAAGAAACCGTAAAAAAATTAAACAGCTATAATTTTTAGTCAAGCATTAGTCACAATACTTATAAATGCGTATATTGTGGGAAAGTTATGGGGTTCAAATCCCTCCTTCTCCGCCAACAATTCCCACAACGTTGGGACACGGAAACACTATAAACCATGAGATTTGTAGTGTTTTTTTGTATTATTTTTTACGCAACAGTTCACTATTTTTTTACAACTTAATTTTATATTATTTTAATTTATATTAAATTATATATGTCTTTTTGACTATCTTTTTATATCTCCTTAAATGTCCG